AAGTATGGCAAGTTCAGAAAATTTCCTGTATCATCTTTCGATTTCAATTCTACTTGTTTTGGAAATACTTCTGAACCACCATATCCGAGCACAGCACTTATGGATAATAGTTTGTCTCGCATTTGTTTTGCTTCGACAAATACTGTTGTAAATAAAAATACGTGAGCACCACCTGATTTAGATCTAAATACTAACAGCGGTAAATTTAGTTTATCAATTTTGTTTATTAATTTTTTGTGATCAAATCCTGCGTAAGAATCTATGTCGATACAACCCCACTTACATTTATTGTCATCGTTGATTGGAATAATACCTAGACTAGGTTCCACACCTCGTAAGTGACTTTGCCACAATTCATTTGTGACAGGTTCTCTAACTACAAAGGATTTACCTTTTATTTTTTGACCGTCGGCACCTTTCTTATCTACGAATGTCTTACCATGCGCACGTGCCAATCCCGTGAATATTTCTACAAACCGATTCATATTTTAAGACGGGCGCCTCCAGTCTCCCTTCAGCGCCCGATTCCAAGGAATTAGTATGGAGTTTCCTCTTTGTCTTCAGTGCCGTATTTTGGTTGTGTCTCACCTTTACCAACACTCAATGCAAAATTTTTGGCCATACCATAAAGGTCTTCCTGTTCAACAGGTCCCTTTTTGGATACATCCCAACCAAACCATGTTCCTTTGTCGTTTGACATTTGCACAGTTTTTAGATTGTAAATGTGGCTGTATGTAGGCGGAGTAAACAATCCGTTTTTACCCTGCATCTTGATACCCATCATCATTGAATTCCATTTTCTACTAACTTTAAGTTGAGTAGATTTCATAGAAAGCAAAGCTGTCTGTGGATTTTTTCCACACAACAGAACAAAATGGTTTGCAGTGTTTTCAAGATAGTTTCCGTTTGGTAATCTATCTTTGTAACCTTTGTCTCTGGTTGTTGTACTCACAATATCACTGTCAGCTTCGTGAATTGCAACAGGTGCACCACTGCTGGTACCTCTGTCTTGCCACTCAATGTATTGTCTTTTGTAATGACAAGGAATTACATCTATGTCATCAAACAATTCATTTGTAACAGTGTTTATTATTTTGCCGGGCTCTGCGCCTTCGACATATTTGCCATCCCGTTTAT